CCATCATCTGCTTTGTTTCCTGCTTCGTGTATACTTGTGAATGAGCGGGAAGATTGATAAGCTCATCCTTGTGAACATAAGCAAGACCGCCCGGAGCGTCGCGGGTGCCAATGGCGAAGGATGAAATAGCGGATTTGGCAATAGATGCCGCCGCTACTATTGCCGCAGCTTCACCAACTGAAACTATTGTCCCAGCCACATAGCCCAGGTCAGCCTCATTTTCTAAAGTATTGGCAGCAACGGCGGCAAGCGCCCATTTTTCCACATAATCAACAGCTAGATCAAGCATGGCCTTCATAGCTGTTTTTGTATTGTACTTCCCTTTTTCATATCCAGAAGCGAGGGCGTCACCGATCTGAATTCCCATATCTTGCAATGCCTTCACATGCTTTTTGTTTGCATCTTCAATATGCTGTTGCCCTGTAATAGTATCTTGATAAAACTTCAAAGCGTTATCTGCAAGTTGTTTATTATTTTCGGTATCAAGTTTTTGAAGTTCATTATCATAATTCTGTTTTGCTTTCAATGCTTCTTCACGAGCTTTTTCTGATAGTTTAAAATCTTCTGATCCGGTTTGTTGTGCAAAATCAATAGTATTTGAATGTTGTGGATTTTCATCAGTTATAAATCCTGGAGGAAGTTCATCTTTTTTAGTATCTGCCTTTGATCTTAAATTAAATGGAGTATTTGTTAAGTTGGTTTTTATTTTCTTTGCCGCTTCAGAATGTTTGGTAACAAACTCATTCATCATCCTGTTGCGTTCTTCGGCAAGAAGATTTTCTTCGATCATTAATTTCAAATTTAATTTTGTAGTATCTTGATCTTTTCTATTCGCATCTGCTATTTCATATTTTGTTTTAGCAATTCTGTCTTGTAATGCTTGCCCTATTGTCATAAGTTCGGTGCTGTTTTTGGCATCCTTTACCATTCTTTCTGTTTGTGCTATTTCGGCAGCGTTGCCAACGCCAAGGCTTAACGAGCCAAAGAAAGTCATTGATGTTTCAACGTCTTTAATTCTGGAATAAAGATAATTGAAAAATCCTTCCGCCGCTCGCAATCCATCGCCCTTGAAAAATTCAGCAAGAGTTTGAAATTCAGGCATAAGTTTTTTATCAAACTCCGCAACAGTGCTTTCGATAGAATTCTTAAATTCTATCCATCCACCTACGCCGATTGTACCCATTGTCTGGGCCATGCCTTTTACGCTTCCCTCACCTGATTGAATGATGGCGTTAAAAACGGATTGCTGACTTCCACCCTTTTCAATTTCAATTCCAAATTGTCTAAGTTGCCTTGTCGATCCATATTGAATTGCATATCCAAAAGCATTTGCAGCTTCGGCGGCAGTCGTTCCAACTTTTGCGGCATAATCTTGCGCTACAGGAATTAATTTTTGAATTTCTTCACCATTCAATTTATGCACTTGAAGAGATTTTGCAGCAGCAAGAGTATCGCCAAGTGAAAAACGAGTGTTCTTTTCCGTTGCTTCCGAAAGCCTTAAAATTGATTCTGCACTTTCTCCTATTGTAGAATGCAATTGCTGCATAACTACCAATTCTCTGTCGGCTTCCATGACCCCGGCAATCATAGACTCTTTTAACTTGTCAAATGCTTTAACGGCAACTTCACCAACAATAAAACCTTTCGCCATTTCAGTCCATGTATCACCAAGCTTTTCGGATGATTCTGTAGTATTGCCAAGAGAAGCCCCGGCACTGCTCTCAAATTGTTGAATATTCCGCGTTATAGTATTCAGGTTCGCGGAAATATAATCAATCAGTCTGGCTTCAACCGATAGTTCAGGATTGTCGCTCATAAATTAGACGGCGGGGAAACCCGCTCCTTTCGTAAAATAGGCGTTGAATTTCTCAAACATTTGATATATATTATTGGTATGAAACTGACGTTGCAAATTAAACTTCTTCCTGATGATATTCAGGCGCAATCCCTGCTTGATACTATTAAGAATGCAAACGCAGTCTGTAATACGATTTCTGAAACAGCTTGGAAGGAAAAAACCTTTAATCAATTTCGCTTGCATAATCTGGTTTACCGTAGCACAAAAGACGGCTCTGGACTTACCGCGCAAGTGGTAGTGCGCTGCATTTCTAAAGTTTCCGATTCGTATAAACTTGATAAAAAAGTTCAAAGAGTTTTTAAGCCATTTGGCGCAATAACTTATGATACCAGGATTCTTTCTTACAAAGAAAATACCGTCTCCATCTGGACAGTCAATGGCAGACTTAAAATCCCGCTTGTCTGTTACCGTCCCGATTGGCTTCCATTCGTTAAGGGAGAGGCTGACCTTATTACTCGTCGTGGCAAGTTTTTTCTTTTGCAAACCGTGGAAATACCAGAAGAAGGGATTAAAGACGTTGAAGAATTTCTTGGTTGCGACTTCGGTCTGATTAACATCGCAACGCTTTCTGACGGTGAAATAATGTCCAGCAAAGAGCTTGAAACATATAGAGAAAAACGCCAGAAGATTCGTTCGAGTCTCCAATCCAAAGGCACAAAGGGCTGCAAAAAAGTCTTGAAACGGCTTTCGGGAAAAGAGAAACGAACATCTTCTATCGTGAACCACACCATAGCAAAGAGAATTGTTGCGAAGGCTTTGAGGCAGGGAAAGGGAATAGCCCTTGAAAATCTCAAGGGCATCCGCAAGTCTGCCAACAAAAAGGGGAGGAAATTTCGTTCTCGCGTTAGTAAGTGGAACTTTGCAGACCTTCGGACTAAGATTGAGTATAAGGCAAAAATGGCCGGTATCCCTGTGGTCTTGGTTGATCCTGCCTATACCAGTCAAACATGTTCTCAATGCCATAAAATTGGTTCCCGGAATGGCGAGTCTTTTAAATGTCCGCATTGTGGCTTCGAGGCGCATGCGGATATGAATGCTGCTCGAAACATTTCTGGGCGTGCCGTAAATCACGCTGAAAAATCGGTTAAAGGGCATTTGGCTCCTAATCAGGTTTAAAGCCCCGCGACTTTAGTCGCAGGGGATATTTACTTGGTCTCCATTATTTTGATCTTAAACTCATTAAGCTTGCTTTCGTAATACCTGTATGCAATGAAAAACCTAATTGAAACATCCTTTATACTTGGCATCGGAGCACTGGGGAAATCCTTGTAATACTTGTAAAGCATCAAAAAGCTCTCCACTGACTCCGGTATAAATTTGCTCGGACAATTCCAATACCTGAAATGAATTCCATTTTCGATTTCCTCGAACGGGGGAATGGACATCCTGGCTTTCTTTTCGCAGCCCCATACGACGGGAAAGGTTTTGTTCTCTCTGCATTTTGCGCATTCGAATTTCCCCTTAAACATCCCGGCGTGAAATCCTGCGATTATTCTAAACCCAACAACTCCTCGGGAGTCATGACAGCCCGCTCATTGATTGCTTCCTGCAATTCAACTTGGAGCTTCGGCCTGATCTTTGCTATGATCGGGTCAATGTTCGCTCCTTTTTCAGCCGAATCAAAACTCAGTGACTTGCTGTTTTCAAGGATGAAGTTCTTTATCTTCACGATCCCTTTCCGCAGCGTTTCGATACGCGCCGAACCGCTCTGCATGACCAACTTCGACTTCCCTTTTTCAGCGGCATCGTATTCGAAGTACCCGGATGAATCTTCCGCCTTTGCTACGTCAAGGCCGTTTTTTGACCGCAGCGTGAACACCGGTTTCAATTCATTCGGAATATCCTTGCCCCTGAATGCCAGCGGTACATATGGAAAAGTAGCTTCCACGTCAAAGCCCAAAAAATCCTTGAGCTTCGCCTTCATTTCGTCGGTCAAGAGTACATCTTTAGTTTCCATCACGCCCTCCATTTATCCGCGTGCCCTATCGCGGTAATTGAAAAGAAACCAAGGGGGAAAGATGAGGGCATGGAATCTTTCAAGCATTTGCTCGTCCCCTTGGTCTTTTTCACTTTACGCCTTCGCTCCCTGCAATATCTCAAGCTCGTCGTTTCCGAGGTTCCTTTGGAGCTTGCACTTGATCGTGTTAATGGTTCTTCCCTCACGGTCTCCGGGCTTGTACGCCTGGATGATCTGGGCCTTGGGCGCGGATATGGTAATAGGTATCGTACCCCCGCCAATGGTCTCTGCATACGCGCCAGTGCTGTTCCCGGTCAATCGTGTGTAGTTATCATGCAGCGAGATTAGAGACATTGCGGGGTCAAGTTCGATGGTCGGCTCCCGGTCAACGATACGCGCCCCTTCGAAGCCTTCCGCCTTCGTCGAGTCCGTCCACAATTCAACTTTGTTTCCAAGGTCAATCGTGATCTTGTCGAAATTTTGGGACTCCGTGAAAAGCGAAGTCGTACAGGCAAGGACCGCTTGCGGAAGAGCGGCATCGAAGCCCGTGGGCATGATCTGATTTGCGAAAGTCCGGTCCTGGACGCTCTGCAACACGCCTGTGAACTCAAAATCAATACGCTTCGGCAATCCTACGCCATTGGTCACGAGCTTTGCGTTTCCCATGCACCCGTGAAATTTGATCGTGAGCTGTGCCGGGGAGGCGCCCTCGTCCATTTCGACCACTTCCATTGTCATCGGCACGTTAAAATATCGTGCATCCGTGACAAGGCTAACTCCAACCGCACCGAAGATCGTCTGTTTCAGTCCGCATGCCTGCAAGCATTTGAAATAGTTCGGAGCCGTTGCCGCCGCAGCGCCCACGGTCACATCAACGGAAAACGTGATCTTCCCGCTTCTCTTACCCATGATCGATGGATCTCGTGAAGCGTCACCACGAGCGAGCTTGCGGGCATATTCCGCAATCGTCGGATCGTAGTTGATGTTGTACGCCGATACATTGTAATCGGCTACCGCGAGTGTTTCCGCAGTATAAGGAGTGCTCTCGATCTTGCACCCCATGGTTCTTTTGATGACTAAGAATCCGCTCATAGAGCATCTCCTTTTATATTATTCTACCCTCGTAATTTCGGATCGGTAAGCTTCTGGTCATACCAAACTTTCAACCGTATTGTCATTCCTGTTTGCGGGGAATTGACCTGTTCCCCGAAAGGCGCACTGCTTAGATACATGCAATTGAATGCAGAAGGAACACCGTTTGAATCCGGCAAGTTCCAGTGGTTGCCGATATATTTTTCAACGTCGGCAAGCAAGCTATTTCTTGTTTTTCTTGCCGAACCGACAACATTGACATATCCATCAAGTTCGACAACAAATTCATTAAATAGTTTCGCCTGGTTTCCGCCTGTCTGTTGATGTGATCCAGGACTTGAAACATTCGTGCAATCATCCATTCCTTCGAAATAATTGAAGCATGGAAATTCCTGCATTGCTCCAATGTCCACCGGAGGATCATACACGCGGACAATGTCATTTGCATACCCGTTGGCTTTAGTTATTTGTAAAAGCCCGTACTGGATTGCATCGGCGATATTGTCTTTGACGGAAATCATAGTCATACCGTTTCTTGCAATTTGGTGATGATCTTTTTTCGCTGTTCAATCAAGTTCTTATCTTCGGGACAATGCTTCATTGCCACTTTGTTATACCATATCGCTTGCTCAAGTTCGTTCTCCCAGACAAACAATTTGGCAAGCCTTCGTGCTGGCATTTCCCCGTAGAACGAGCGGTCTTGCAGGCTCCCGGTCCCGAACTGCTTTGTCATTGCCTGCTTGAACATCCTGATTGCATCCCTATTTCGTCTCTGCGATATGTAAACATCGCCAAGGACGGTATAAGGCTCCGCATTCGATTCCGTTATTGATAGGCATATCCTCGCGTACTGTTCGGCAATCGGTGATGTGGTTTTGCAAAGTGACGTTTGCTTTTTATCCGGCAATTGTTTATACATGAAAAACTTTGCAATGAGCAAAGAAGCATCGTAAACACAGCTCAAATCTTCATTTGCCGTTTCAATGAAATCAACAAGGATTGAAATCGCATTTTCCCACCTATCCAATTGAATAAGGTCTCGGCCATAATAGAAAGAGTCGTGACGTTCTCGACTATTTTTAAAATATTCATGTTCAATTATTTCGACATTTCTTGCTGCACTTTGTTCACCGGTTTTAACCGGACAATGAATTATATCAAGACCGTCCAAATCGGCACGCTTATGGATTTCAGTATTGATTGTCAATTGCTCATGATATGGTTTTACCCATTTAATGGTTGATTCTCTCTTGAAAATACGCTCTCTTGCAAGAGCGTTTGTCGGCTCACCTTTATCGGATATTCTAAGGATATACGGACACACGAAATAATCCCGGTCGGAATGTGAAACAAGGATCGATTTAATACAAGAAAATGTTTTATCCATGTCCTCTTCGGAAGCCAACATATCATCGGAGTCAAGCCACATAATCCATTCTGAATTGGTCAGAAGCCTTGCAGAATCACGAGCGCCGCCGAAGTTACCTTTGGGGAAGTCTTCGGT